ATCCAGCCTTCTTTGCATAAGAGGGTATTTGATTTCTGCCGATTCCCTTGTTTATATCAAGTCCTAACTTGGTTTTAATTTCAGTAATTGCTGATTTTTGTATCTTTCCATTAATCGTAATCGGATTATCTATTTTTAATATCTTTGCGGTTGGATTAACATATGCTTCATTTTTAACTATGCCAAATCTTTTTCCCTTTACCGCATCATCTGTTAAATAAATAGCATCGCCCAATGAATTGAATGGTTCGCCTGGTTTAGATGGTCTTATTTTGAATTGAGAAACCTCCTTATCGGAAAAATGATATAATGGTTCAAGTTCTTTTATTCCTTTGGCTTGGGTGTAGAAGTCGGTGATTTCTTGTTTTGTTGGCGTCCTTGCAAAACTCTCGCCCTGCGCTTCGCCCATCCCTTTAGCGATTTTTCCTAAAAATCTACCCTCACCAGTTATTGCGCGAAATCTGTTTTGAACTTCGGCAAGAGAATTACCACTCGTTAAAAATTGTTCAAACTCCTCCTCACTCCCATATTTTCTCGCCTCTACCGCTAAAGGTTCAAGTTCTTTGGGGATAGTGGGTTTGTCTATTGCTTGACTAACTTTTTTCCAACTGCCTCCCTTGATAAGATTTCTGACAACCGAGCGTGAAATTCCTGAATAATCAGTGCCCTTAGCATCTGTAAAGTATAAACTATTTCCTTCTATCTTTCTTATTTTCACCTTCCCAACCATATTTGTTTTTCCTTGTGGGTCTAAAATATCACCAACCTTAAACTCCTCTGCAACCTTAACTTTGGGTATTATGCCTTTTTCGGCTGTAATCGCCTGCTGGGTGGCTTTTTGGGCTTGTGGGGCGAGTTTAAGAGTGCCCCCTGGTAGTTTTAATGGTTGTTTTGGCTTTGCCGAAACCTCTGTTTTTAACTTGAAACTTGACAAATCAGATGAGGTTAATTTAGTTTTTAGGTAATCACTTATTTGTTGGGTAATAGGCAATTTATCATTTCTGGCGATCTGCGATAGTTCCTTTCTCATTTCGGGGTTGGTAGTCATCGTTTTATATGCCTCTAATTTAGCATTGTCTTTCATTACTCCGGCAGTAATATCTTGTAAATCTTTTCTCGTTATCTTTGATTTAATCGCTTGAGTAATTATATTTTGTGCCTCTTCTTTTCCAACGAACTTTATCCCGCCGACAAACCCGATAACCGAATTCATCGCAAACTGAAAAGTAGGAGATTCCTGTTGAATTTTAGCCAACTCCCAAGATGAAGCACCTTGACTTTTAGCTGTTTTTATTTTCTGATTCACCTCAACCTCTTTAGATTTTTGGATATCATCTAATTCTTTATAGCTCTCCTTATAGGCGGTAATCAAGGGCTTTCCCTGGATGTATTTTTCAACCGTGGGTCTGACTACTGGCGCGAATGTATCTAAAAACATTGTCGCTGCCCTTTCAAGAACTGGCATAATTATATCCCCCCCAACTATGGGAGCGATCGTTGTTTTCATCCCTGTCGCCATTGGTAAAACGCCCAAAGTCGGAATCTCTTTTTTAGCTTCGGGAACTTCATTTTCAAACAATGTCTTTTTAGCTCCGATTGTCCCGGGCAAGATAAGTTTCGGTTTATTAAGAGTGAAAGAGGGTAAAACTAAAGCCATTTATTTCATCATATTTAATATCTCTGCATCGGTTTTCCCAGCAGTTCTATATTGCTCAACTAATTTCATAAGATAATTCAAATACCCTTCTGTGTCTGGGATATCGGAAAGAAACCTTCTTTTAACCATCAGACCTGCTTTTTCTGCACTTGTTTTTAATTGTTCTTCAGTGAATAAGGTTCGGAAATAATCGGTTGATAAAAATGGTTTTTCTTCTTTAACTGTTTCCGCCGTCTTTTTACCTTTATTCTCTAAATAGGTCTTAATTTCAGAAGGTGATAATGTAGTATTCTTGATTGCCTCGTCATAAAGTTCTTCATAAGACGCATTGGGATTCAAGTTAATAAGTTCGTCAACCCAAGAATAATCAATTTTTGTAATCTCTGAAGCTATTGCTGTCTTTTCTTTCGGAGCAATCACCTGTTTTGTAGTCCATTTTCCATCAGTATCCTGTTCCCAAATATAATATCCGGTTTCCGCAGTCCCGAAAGTCTTGGGTTCTGTTTCTTCCCCAGTCATTTGTTTCTGTAAATAATCCAATTCTTCTTTATTCAGTTTTCTGCCCGTTTCTTCCTCGGCTAAAATCCGGGTTGTGGCTTTATCAACCTGTTCCTCGCCATAAGTATATTCATTCCAAGCACTAGTTCTTTGCTCAATTAAATTAGATATTGTTTTTTCCGCCAAGTCATATAAGGTTTTGATTCTCCCAACTCTGCCCGACTCTGAAAGCCAGGCGTTATTTGTTATCTCCGTTTCGGCTGTAATCAGATCGTTCTTGGCTTGGGCTATTTTAGTGTCTAAAGCTGAAACCTTTGTTTTGTTTTCCGTTGAATTTATCCCTAAATCAGCATAGACATCTTTTTTGACATCGGCATAGGTTTTAGTTGGTCTGGCGAAAGCACTTGATTCCAATGCGGTAATTCTATCTTGAGTTTTGGTTGTGGCCGGTGTTGGAGTTTGCCCGGATCCAAGTATTCCATTTCCGCCAGTTGTAGCCCCGCTTCCCACGACATTGCCCGCAGCATTGATTTGTGGGGCTTGTGCTTGGGCTTCCTGGGCTTGTAATACAGGAACTTGAGCCTGAAGTCCTTTTACCTGCTCAAGCATTGCGTTTATGCTTGTTTTAGCCCTCAAGATAGTATCCTGGTCTAATGTGGGAGAGAGGTTATTAAATGTGGTCGGCTGGACTCCGGGTTGCGCCCCAGCCAATCCAACACTGACCACCCCGGCTCCCGGAGCTTGCGTTGTGGGCAAATTCAAATTCTGTCCGGCATAAATCTTATTTGGGTCAGTAATGTTGTTTAACTTAGCCAACTCTGCGACCGTTGTATTATTCTGTTGAGCGATTTTGCTGAGAGTATCGCCACTCTGAATAAGATATGCCATATATTAGAATAATCGGGGGACATTAAATTGTGGCCGCCCCTTGTGTTGATATCCGGCCTTTAGTTTTTTATCTTTACCCGAAATATCTTCAAGGATTTTTAATGCTTCTTGCTCTTCAACTTGCCCCCGGGCCTTCATTTTTAACTTTTCCGATGACAGGGCGATGGAATAGGCCAGTTTAACTATCGCTTCGTTTCCACCCGATTCCTCGTTATCGGTATCTTCGCTGAAAGGAAGCAATGCCGTGCTTGAAGTCAGATTATCGCACCTCATTTTACCCACCAGTTCAATCGTTCTGCCCGTAGCCCCATCGTAAGCGTTCTGGTTAATAAGGTAATATCTGCCGTGCGAAGTCCACAATAACTCATTATTCTCATCATCTTCCATCAGAACCTTAGCAAAGTCCTCGTAGTTTATCGGCTCATAAACTTTGAAGTCGCTGTTTTCATCTTTAACCGCCAATAATTTAATGGAGTTGGAGATGAAATCCTGCGGATAATCATAATACTCCCTTTTATCGGTTGCTGTGGCCGTGGTGGTCGTGGTATAGGTTTTCTCGGCAAAAGGCCAGTCGTGATAATCCCACGCCCGATGGATAGCCGTATTACCCCAGCTTTCTAAGTCGTCCCATTTAAAAAGGTCATTCGTGCCAGCACGGATTTCTTCGTAATCTATATTTAGTCTGCGGCAGATTTCGGTTTTTAGTTCTTGCCATGTCATAGTTTTATATTAGTTAATAATTAGTCGGCTAATTCAATAATTGAGAATACTGCTTTGCCATAATTACACATACTTCCCGTTCCTGCGTCAACTTTCATCTGAACCTTAAAAGTATGGGAGCCAGTTAAAAGCGAAGTGGCAAAAGACATATGAACTGGAAAGCTCAAAATGCTAGCAGTAGTCCATTTCGTCATAGCAACGATTAAATCTCCTTGACTTGTCCCGTCTATATCAAAAGTCAAATATACTTGCTGGTCATCGGCATTGCTTTTAATATCTCCAGAAAATGTTAACAATACTCTTCTTTTACTGATATTCTTTGTAATTGTTAAATCGGTAACATTGGTATATGTGCCAGAAGTTGTATTAAAGACGGTTGTTTTAGTCACCTGATCAAGATACTTTCCGCCTAATCCTTTAATAATTTGATTTCCCGAAAGCATTGGCGGGTTAAAGTTAACCACATTAAAATCTCCCTCTACAAAGGTATTGTCGTCAAGATTCGCTGATTTTACTTCTTTTAATTGTTCTATCTCCATATTATTAAGTAAACCTAATTTCCCTTAATTTTATATTGGTATTAGCCGAACTTGTAAACTCCACCTTGAACTGTAAATTAACCACATCGTTTATGGGATAGGGTATGTTTATCTCTTTTCTTGCACCCACTTCTGAAAAAGCCATTGTGCTGGTGTTGCCCCGTATCGTTATCGTTGTCCAGGCACCCGATGTTTTTCTGCGGTATTTAACATTGATAGTTTGTCCTGTTGAAAGTTCTTCGTCCAAGAAAATCTCCAAGCCGTCAATAATCTGCTTTTGTTTAGCTGTTCCCACCCGGTAAAGCAAGGTTGTCAGATATGCTCCCGAAGATATGTATTTTGAAACATCAAGGTAATCTATGCCATAAGAGGTAGGACCGTTATGCCAGCCAGCCAAAATTCTCTGCTCAATAGCTCCAGCCGTAGCAATAGCGTCCACTCCGATATCAGTCGCTTGTCCGGGTGATAAAACATAATCCAATCCCAAAGACCAGGGATATGTTCCCTCCTCAACTGTCCCATAAGAATAAATCCCAGTTCTATAAGTATTTGAAGCTCGTAATCCGAAAACTGGCATATCATTGAAATTTGCCTTGACCGCCCCAGCATATACATAATCCCCTGGATTAAATGGAAGTTTTTTGGCTTTTTTGATAGAGGTTCCTGTATAGTAATAAATTTCACCCCTGGCTCCAACCCAGGTAAATAATCTGTTGTTAATGTTAAGCATAGCCGTAATTCCCCCATACCTTCTTAGGGTAATCGGGCCTTCATGCGAATCTGATTGTAAAATATGATTCCAAGGATAAAGAACTGCCACGCTATAAATCCCCGTTGCGTCTGATTTCCAGCAACCAAGCAGTAAATATTTTCCTATTTCCTCAATTGACCTGATTCTGAATCCTTTGGGTAAATCCAGGGCGCTTAATGTCCAGGCATAACTTGCTGTATCATTGGGGTCAAAAGTATCTCCCGTGGTTTCAGATAACCTTGCCAAAAGATTCCCACAGCCGATATACAAAGCACCATCGCCCTTTGACTGATACATCGGATGGTAATCAGAATCATAACCCGAACCCTGAGCATTTTCTGCTCCCAAATCTTTCCATTGTATTAAATCACTTCCCGATGTCGGCTGAATCACATCTAGGTATCTATTACCTGCAATAAACATATACCCTCGCCATATCTCTGCGCCATTGGCATTTCCTTCGCTTAAATGGTTAGTGGTATAAATCTGTGTCCAGGTTTTTCCGATAGTTCCCGTTGTCCCAACTGACTTGTAAATATGGGGAGAGGAGGTAAGGTCGCCTATGGCATACATTTCGGTTGCGGTAGAATCAATAAACCATTTAATCTTGCTTCGGATAGTTCCCGTTGCCTGAGTCATCTGTTTTGATAATTGTAAAATACCGGGTTCTGACCGATAATCAATTCCCACTAATTCATAAAAACTACCCTTCTGCCCCTGATAAACAGAGTTAGAAAGTCCCCCGTTAAACTCATCGATTAAAAGTGGTTTATATAGTGCCATAAAGTTTAAGAAAATTTAGATACATAAACATTGCTTTTGGCTAAAAACTTTGAAGCATAAATTGTTTTCGGATAACCAAATCTTGCTATCCCGAATCTGGCAAATCCGAAAGCACTTTCTCGGCCTCTTGCCCATTTATTTTTGAAAGCCGTATTTCTGGCTGTGAATTTTGAAGAATAATTAGCCATATTAAAACTCAATTAACATTGGGGCTATTAAGGCCGCTACCGTCGGCGTATAAGTTATTTCAATATAGGGATCATTACCTGTACCTGCGGTTTCTTTCATTGCAAAACCTATATAAGCCGCTGCCCCACCTTCATTTTGAGCTATTAAAATAAGGTCAACTGTATTGCCCCAAGTAAGACCTGCGATAGGATTAGTTGAGCTTGCTCCTACCAACCAAATGGCGGTATAACCATCCGGGGATGTAACATAATAAGAAGTATCAACTATTGTAGCTGAATAATCTCCGCCAGCGGTTCCCCAAAGATTTGTTCCATCATATTTATTCCAAGTAACTCCTGCTTCAGTGAATGTTTGAGTCAATTCGTGCAAATCTCCATAAACGGGGGCAGTTCCTCCATTATGCCAAATGTTAAGAGCTATGTCTGAAATAGTCCCGGAGCCAGAAGAAAGTGTCCAATCAAATATCATTCTTAATTTTTCAGCTGACCAATAGCCAAGCTGCACTGTTGCATCTGCTCCAAAATTAGTGTCAGCCGAAGTTCCATCTCTTATTTTGCTATCTTTATTATTCGTTGAACCAGTATCGGTATCGTCATAAACCTGTAAGGCATAAGGATTTTTTAAGGTATCGGGGAGTTTAACATAGAGCTTGTGATTTTCTACTTCAAATGTGCCGTAATCAACTTCCACTTCTCTTATTTTCTTTTTAGATACGCCCAAGTCATCAACTATCGTATCGTAAGGATTCTTGCCTTTTCCTGTGGCAAACGGGTCTTTAAAGATATAAATTGAAACATCTTTCTTGTCATAAATCCTCAATACTTTTCCGCCATCGCTTAATTCTTCTCTGCCCCATTCTGGCAAGTCCATCATAAAGTGTCTTGGTTGTTCTGAAAAAACTTCTTTACCTTCGGGAAATGGCAGATCAAGAATGTCCTTAAATTCTCCATCAAAATAGTGTAAAGGGGCTTCAGTTTGGATTTTGATTCTTTTAGTCGGATCGGTTGGGTGTTGAAAATCCTTTGTGAAAGTATCTCTTTGGCTTATGTCTTCTAAGCGAGAATCAATCCCGAATATCATCGTTGGAGCTGGCGGTTGAACCTTAATTACCACTCCAGTAGCAGCGAGAACTATTGCTCCAACTGTAAGCCATTTCCAGAACCTATTAAATTGTTTTTTTATCCAATTTATCATTTTATTTGCTTTGATAATACCTTAAACAGGCTGTCGTGAAGTTTGGTGTGCCCGTAATTCCATTAAGTGTCCATCTAAAAGTTTCATTGGCTGTCCAGGTATTGTTTGAAAGCGAAGTATCTTCAGAAGTTGTATATCCGCAGGTCATTGTATCCATATTATTTGTACCGTCAGAAAAATATGCCGTAGTCGTTCCCTGATCGTCATTAACCCCGCCATTTGAGCAAATAGTTGAAAGAATGATTATCGGCTGATAGGGATACCACAAGTCCGTTGAGGTATTGATATTGTTCCAGGTTGAAGAAGCCATTGTAAAGCACTTTTCCATTACTCCTGGAGCAGTAGTTGTTGAGTGCCAGTTTGCTCTTGAAAGGGCTGTCGGCACATCTGTTGCTGTAACTTGAGTGCAAGTAAGGTTTCCTGAAGCCGCAATGGCATTAGCGAATTGATTAGCCGAGCAGTCCGTTGGATTGGCTTTCAAGGCATCAGCCGTTGAGGCGTTTCCCGTGAAACCTGCGGCTGAAATATACCCACTAAACGATCCAGTGGCTGCCGTTAGTCCATAGGTCAAAGATAAATCATTGTTTAATCCGAATATCGTGCCTGTTAAGGTTATGGGATTAGCCGCAGTATAGGTTGTATTAGCGTCTGCCGTGCAACTTTCCACATTGCCCGAAGCGTCTATGCCCAGAGGATATTGATTGGCAGAACAGTTAGTGGGATTAGAAGCGAAAGCGGCTGTCGTTGATGCTTTACCTGTAAAACCTGCCGCAGTTATGTATCCACTAAATGTCCCTGTGGCTGCGGTTATTCCATAGGTCAAGGTTAAAGAATTATAGGCGTAATCTGCGGTTAAAGACCCGTGCCTAATTATGTAATCGTGAGAAGTCGTATCTGCCGAGTTAGTAATGCCGATGGTACTTTCCAACGCATTCCAATCATTTGCTTCAATCATATCGCCAGTTGAAAAATTATTAAGCGAAGTCGGGAAATTAACCGCTAAAACCAAACCGCCCACAATCAAACCTGTTAAAACTGGAACTAAGTATTTTGTTATTTTCATTTTTGTTTAATTATTTTCTTATGAAGCCGGGAGAACCTTGTCTTGGCTCTCCCAGCCCCACAAGGACTGGGTAGTTAGAAATCTAACTAAACGAACTAAACCTTTGCGAACAAAGCGACTCCTGCTTTTCTGCGAATGACTGGAGTTTTTGCACCCCAGACATTTAAGCCCTGATAGCGTGTGGCAAATCTGCCTTCGGGTTTCACAATTCTGCTTTCCTTAAAGGAATGAGCAAAAGTGATGAAACTCTTGTGTCCGCCCGGGTTATACCATCCATTGGTGGCATCTCCCTGGACTAAAGCGCTCTCAAGAATCTTAAATCCTGAAATGTATCCGATTATTCCATTCTCAACCACATTCTCGTAAGCCTTTGTAACGGCTGGGATATACTGTGTGCATTGTCTGATAATCGCTCCAATCTGAGGATGGACTGTTAGCCATAATCCTTCAGTCGGGATATTATCAGTCACTAAGTAAGACCTCAATGTAACAATATCAGCGTAGATATTGCTTGAAGTTGAAGTCTTGCAAACAGTAGCCTGCGCTTGCGGAACTTTATCATACTGCGCTCCGCCGGAATAGGTTGAACCATTCCAATCGGTGACAGTAATCGAAGAGCTAGAAGTGTAGGCTGATACCCGATACCAAGTAGCTCCTGAATCAAAGGAAATACCCCTGTAAATCATATCTGCCACGAAAGGCCCACGAACCGTAGCTGAACCATCAAGCAATCCACCGCAACCCGTTACAGCGCCTGTGGCTGCAATGTAGCAAGAACCCCTGATGTAGTCAGAACCAATCATGTGACCGGCCTTAACTGAATTTGTCGCTGATTGCAAGACAAAAGAATCAATCTTCTGTTGCAATATGGCGGCAGCATTCTCCAACAGGTTTGAGTCTATGTCATTGACATAGGCAACAAACTTATCGTAATCAGGAACCTCGATGTTGAAGTAGAATTTCTGATCAAGCAATAAATCATCTTCGGTATCGCCCAACCATGATTCTACGGTCATATCTGTCGCATCGGCGTAACTTCTTAAGGTTACGTCATTTAAGAACGACAAAATATGAACCCTATCGGTTCCGCCCTGTGCGGCAATGCTTTCCCATTCGGTATTGGTAATCTCTGGAGTAACTGCTTTCGCATAGAACTTTTTTAAGGTTCTTGAAGCGAACTTTTCCCCTATATTAACTGGTAAAATTGGCATAAATTTTCAATAAATCAATCTTTATCCACCCGTCTGCCGACCTATTCCCAAGAATTAGACTTTTATTTTGCCCGTCCTGATAAGCCGAGCGTATTCTTTTGAGTTATTCACCCGCAAGTTTTCTCTTTGCTCATCAGTTAATTCCTGAGATGGTAGAGGAGTTTTCGTTCCGCCAGAACCTGATTCCAACCCTGGTCGTTTCCTTTCTTTTTCTTCTTTGGCGCCAAGTTCTTTGGCTTTATCAAAGAGAAAGGCTTTGGCCAGAATCTCACTGGGTTCTTGACCCTGACAAAACTCTATAAATTCATCTTTCTTTTCAGAAAGTTCTAAATAAACAGGGTCTTTCGCCAATTCAGCAAATTGTTTATCACGACTTGCGTCTTTGGCGGTCTGGGTAATGATAGTGCTTAGTTTGGCAACTTGCCTCTTTAGCATTACCTGTTCTTTCCACAAACCTTGTTCGGTTGGGGAAAGTAAGTCCCAATCTGGAACGACTTTAGCGGCCTCCTCATCAGAAGGTGCTTTGCCTGAAGTATTACCCTCAAGCTTAGTCCTCAATAATTTGTTTTCTTCGGCAAGCCTTTTGGCTTCCTTAGAAGAAGCTGAATAATCTCTTTCCAGCTCCTTGACCCTCTTTTCGGGCGAGAACTCATTACCCGTTGGAGTGGTTTCTACGGTTCCTTCCGTTCCGGCTCCTTCAATAGGGGTTTCGGAGCCTTGCTGAGTCGCCTCAGGGGCTTCTACTTGCTCCTCTTCAGGAGTTTGGGTGTTTGGAGTTTCCTCCATAATTTTGGCCGATCCATCGTGCCTAAAGCACTTCTGAACTTGGGCCTGTTACTTGATAATTAAACTGTCAAAATACTATTTAAGACATATGCTTCGGCACCGCAGGATTCTTTCCTTGATAGGTTTCCATCCAAAATCTGTATTCTATCACCTTTTCTGGCGTGGTGGCCTCGTTCATCAGTTTGCGGTATTTAGCCACTCTTCCATCTTCCACTGGCGATTCTGTTTTAAGAGCCACTTTCGGCTCTTCAACCTTTACTTTTGTTTTCTTTTTTAATATAGGCATATTTTAATTATGTTTTAACTTCGACGACCTTTTAGCACACGAGTAAGCCTTTCGGATTTTGCATAAGCAGATTTTCTTTTCATCATTGATTTCATTTCGGAATCTTTCATCATCATCCCATTTGGCATTTTATGCGTCCCCTCTCGATAAGGCATTTCTCCACCAGCCATCGCTCCAAAAAACTTTTTCTGTTTAGAGGTTAATTTTTTACCTCTTACCTTACCATCCTTCAGTATCTTTTTTGCTTTTTGTTTTGATAGTTTTTTAGCCATTTTATTTAGGTTGTTTGCTTATCGACCTTTGACCCAATTTCTTTTAAGTGATTTTCATATTTTTCTTTCATACTCTTGGGACTGTCAATAAACATCATTAAGTTCCGGTAGTTTCTAATCTGTGCCTTTAAGAAGAAATCCTTTTCGGGGGTATTGGCCGGATCAGAGAACTCTATCTGTATTCTCGCCATTTCTGCTTGTAAGAACTCTTTAATCTTTTCAGGGGTCATTTCTTCTTTGATTATTTGTTCCCACTTCTCATAAAGTTCGTAAGTTTCCTTTTCACTCAAACCCGTTTCGGGGTCTTTCCTTGTGGGTGAAAGTTCCTCTACCTTAAGCCCAAGTTTCTGTAATAGTTCTGTAATCATGGTTATATTGCTAGTTTATCGTAATAAAGGTCTGACCTGTTTATCCAGATGTTTAATTGCTTAACGATATTCTTTTGGTTTTTTGCCCCGACTATTATAATCTTCTTAACCCCATTTTCCTCCACACACCTTGTATCAACAGCGCAGTTAGCTTTAATCCAATCAATCTTGACATTATAGGCCTTGATTATATCCTGATACTCCTGATAAGTCAGATAATCCTGCGTTCCACCTAAATATGCGGTTAAACCCAAAATTGTTGTTATCCCTAATCCTATAAGTGTATTTCTGAAAGTAGTTGTCATTTTAGAAAATTAGGTTTCTCATTGTATTGCGAGTAAAATGTATAGTTTCTTAGATTTCATATTATTGGTCTAATCTTGTCCAACCAGCGACTTTACATCCCCAAAAAATATCATCTATCTGGTTGTAAAATATCGCCCCATAAATCGCGGCATCACAAGTCGTAGTGCTTGTTTTATATGCCCTTATCATCCCAGCCACATCTAAAGTCATTGCTGGTGTTGTAGTGGATATGCCGACGTTGCCACCTGTGGTTATCGTAAGAAGAGTTGTGCCACCTGCTAGAAGATTATCAGTTGTTATCTTAAACTTATTACTATCACTGGCATCAATACCCATACCGATGTATACACCTGCCTGAGTTTTGAATGAGATATTAGCATCTTGACCTGCTGAAATTGCTTCAAATCTTGCTATTTCATAATCACTAGCGTTCGTTCTTTGTATTCTTAGAACTCCCGATGTCCCGACCTCTCCAGCCACATCAAGAGGAGTTCCAGGCCCCGCCGTGCCGATGCCGACGTAACCATTGTTGGCGACGACTAAATTAGGAGTAGTTGTTCCAACAGTTAATAAGTTTGTTGATAGTGTTGTCGTCCCAATCCCCACCTGGCCGCCATTGCCGGAATCGACATATAAGGCTGGGATGTTGGTACCGGTGGAAGTGCCAATCGCCATATCGCCCCAGACATCGAGTAGATATCTCGGAGAAGTAGTGGCGATACCCAAACTATAACCAGTATTAAGATATGAACTACCTGAACCGCTAATTTGGAGGTTAATATTGTTGTCAGTGCCGATGACTCTGAACTTGTCTGCTAAGACGGCGCCGTTGGCGTTGGTGCCCCGCAAA